CTTGGCGACCGCCGGGAAACTTGACGCGCTGGACCGCACCGCATTGAGCGCGACCATCTCGGAGCCGATCAGGAAGGCATCGACCCCGCCCGCCGCGACCGCGAGCTTGGCATAGTGCAGAACGAAGCGCCGATACGACCATTCGGCTGGCCCGCCGTACGGAATGGTGTCGCCGTTCCAGGCTCCGAAATCGGATGGCGCTGCGCTGCCGAAAAGCGCGTCAACCTGCGTCCCGGCTGTCGCGGTCTTGTCGACCGTGCCGGCGTATCCCGGCGCCGGCGAGCAGGTGATCCGGCCGCGCCACGGAAACGCCGGCTGCCCGTTGGTCGCGGCATTGTCGCTGTAGGGGTTCGGCAGGCTGTTGCCGGCCGGGACGTCCATCATCACGAATGGATAGAGCACAACGCGGAAGCCGCGCGCCTTCAGCTCGGTGATGGCCTGGACAATCGAGCGGTCGGCCGGTGCGCCGCCGAGCAACGGGCCGAAGCTGTCTGAGGAGACCACATCGGCGCTCGCACGGGTAATCCCGGAGATCTGCCAGCTCCACGGCGTGTTGGCCTTGGCGGCGAACTCGATCTTCGGCTTGATCTCACAATAGCCGCAGCGCAGATCGGTGCCGTGCCAGGCAACGACAAGCGAGACGGTGTCGATATTCGGGGCACTGGACTGCAGCTGATCGAGCGAGACCAGGAAGTCGGCCTTGCCGATGCTACCGTGGCGGTTCTCCGCAATGGTGTGGCCGAATCCGTCATCGCGATAGACGGTGTCGGTGGCATAGGCGAACTCGCCGAGGCTCGGAATGAGCGTGACGCCGGTGAGGATGTCCTCGAGGCGGACGCCGTTGGCGGCAGGCCGGCGGATCACCTCGACGGTGATCTGCGGGATGCGGTTGCCGAACTTCTCGACCGGCATTTCCTCGAACACGAGGTAGGCAAGCCCGCGGAAGCCCGGCACGTTGCCGGCGCCCTCGACCGCCTCGATCTTCGGGTCGGCGCCCTGGGCTTCATCGCCTTTGTAGAGCCGCCAGGTGAACTGCGACATATCGAGCGGCTTTCCGTCCGCCCACACACCGCCGATGTCGACAATCGGCCCCTCGCAAAGGCCGAGCGCAAACGAGACATAATAAGTGTAGGTCGTGGTGGTCGTGGTGACGGTCTGCCCGCCACCGCCGCCGCCTTTGCCGCCGCCGCCCTGCGTCTGCGTGGTCGTGGTCACGACCTCGCGGAAGTTGGTGGCCCAGATCATCTGCGGGCTCACCCGCATGCGGCCATAGACGCGAAGCACCGCTGCCCCCTCGCTTGAGGAGGTGACAAACAGGTTCGTGAGGCGCGGACCCTCCTCCTGGTTCTGGATCGGTCCTGGCGCAAAGAGCTTCTGGTCGATGAAGCCCCCGGCAAAGGCGCCGACGAGCGCGCCGATCGGCCCGCCGACCGCATAGCCGGCGATCGACAGCACAAGCTGAGCCATCGGTCAGTCCGTCACGCCCGGAAATTGGAACGCATAAGCAATCCGGCGGCGCCAGGCCGCCGGCAGCGCGTTCTCGGCCACCGCGTGGCGGTCATAGGCATGGATGATCGTGTCGGGACCCGAGGCGACGGCGGCGTGCTTGGCGGGCCCGCGGTCCCGGACGCGGATCAGGATCACGTCGCCCTCTTTGAGCGGCTCGGCATCGCGGAACGGTGCGGCATCGATCTCGACGAGGTGCCGGCGCGCGGCATCGCGCAAGGTCTCCTGCCCGGTCTCCTCGGCCCAATTCGGCGAATAGGGCGTGATCGGCTGCTTCTCAGGGCCGCAGAAGACGCGGTAGACGCCGCGAATGAGCCCGAGGCAGTCGGCGCCGGCGCCCTTGAGCGAGGCCTGGTGCCGATAGGGTGTGCCGATCCAGGAGCGGGCTTCGGCGACGATCGCGGCGCGACTAACCTTGGCCGCCGACTTTTGATCCGCCATCATTGGCGTCTCCAGTGTTGGCATAGCTGGTCACCGCGTCGTTTCCGGGGATGTAGGGGAAGCCGCGGAAGTTGGGAACGTTGATGAAGCGATCGCGGCAGGTGGCGAGGCTTTTGTCGCAGCCCGCCGTCACCGCGAAGGTGTCACCGATCGCGATGTCGAACGGCATGGTCTCCCAGAGCTCGAACGAGACCTCGGCGCCGTTGTTGACGTGGAATTTGATTTCCATGATCGCGCCGGCGTTGGCGCCGGTCAGCCAGGTTACCTTGCCGCCGGTGAACCAGCCGTCCTGATAGCCGGCAAGCCCGCTGGCCGAGAACGTGTGATTAGTGGCAACGCCGTCGACTGTGCCGCTGCCCTTGTAGGTCGGCGACGTAAGATCGACCGTGCAACGGGCATCGCCGAGGTCGGCGTCGCACGAGCGCTGGTAAAGCCGGCCGCGCTCCTGGTTGAGCGCGTGCGAGAGCCCTCGCATCTCGGTCGTGAACGCATTGAGCCCCCGCGAAATCTCCCCGACCGAACCGCAGAACACGATGTCGCGGTCATTCACATCGGTCCAGTCGACCAAGAACAGCGTGAGGGATGCATTGTCGTAGAGGCCCGCGGCGAGATCGGATTCGTTCAGATGGTCGCTCTGCAGCGCTCCCGCGATGTCCATCGTGTCGACGTTGAGCGCGAGCGTCTGCGTGACGGCCGACGCCGTCATGCCGGCAAGCCGCTCGTAAGTCACACCGTCGAACGTCAGGTCCTCATCGTGGTCGGTGAATCCGATCTTCACGCCATCGGTCCGCTGCAGCAGCCAGCAATGGCAAAATGTGGTGAGCCCGCTTGCGAGTTTGTCTCGCATCGAGGTTGACAGGTCGCGCATGCTTGAGTTTGGCCCCTATTCGCGGACCTCGACGAGGTCGATCTGCGAGACCACCTGCTGGTCGAAGGCGTTCGCCTGCACCGGCAGGTGGTCGGTATCGAAACGCACCGGCACATCGAACTCAAAAGTCGCAGTCGGGTTCGAGCCCGGGGCGGAGGCGAAGGTGACCTGGCCGGTCAGATAATCGATGCCGGCCGGCGTGACCGGCGATCCGCCAACCTTGACGGTGATCGTGCCGACCACCGGCTTGGTGATGGTGCGGACATGCTGGAATCCGCCGATGTCGTAGCGTTTGACCAGTTGCCAGACGGTCGGCGTGATCTCGACCATGAGCTGGTCGGCAGCGTCGTAATCGTTCCAGTCTTTGAAGCGGAACGAATAGGCCCGGCCCTTCACGACATGAAAGAACGCGATCACGTCGAGCATCTGCTCGCGCGTGCGGATGCCGGTCGAGATGTTCCATTTGCCGCGCGCGTTGGCCCACAGGACGTTGCGTTCTTCGGCGCCGGAGGCGAGCGTCACCACGTTGGTCGAGAATGATGGTCCGCCGGTCGCCCCGCGCGCCACATAGGGCGGGAACGAAATGTCGCGGAACGGCAGGGGCATTTTCTCAGCTTCCGCGCATGCCGATGCGCACCGCGCGCGCGAGGTCGGCGGCGACCTGGGTGCGGCTCGTTTGGAACGCGGCCGGGCTCGGGGTCTGGATCGTCACGTTGACCACAGGGGCGACCGGCATTGCGCCACGCGCGCCGTAGGTTCGCGCCTCGTCGCGGCTGAGCACCCGCTCACCGCGCTGCAGGATTGCCGGCACCTCATCGGGAGACAGGAACGCGCCGTCGTGGAAGCGCGGCGCCCCACGGAATACGGAGGCCGGAACAACCGCTGCCCTTCCGTCCAGTCCGACGAGGCCGCCCTCGTGGAATTTGAACCCCTTCAATATCCCACCGAGCAGACCACCAACATCGCCAAGCGTGGTGAGGTTTGTGCCAAACAGGAAGTTCTTGAGCGGATTGAGCACCGCGAGCTTGAGGATTTCCTTCTCGATGTCGGCGAGCGCCGCGCGTCCGGCATCGGCCCAGGATTTCCAGTCGAGCTTGCCTTGGACGATCAGGTCCGCAAAGTGGTTGAAGGTGGTGTCCGTCATGCTCTGCAAGGACTGCATGGCGCCCTGCGAGCGGGCGAGCGACTGGTTGAGCCGCTCGATGTAGGCCGCGTTGGCAAGGATCGCCTGGCCTTCGGCGCTGGCGAGATCGATGCCTTTCTGGCGGAGCTGCTGCTCGGCCTGCAGCTGCGCGATGATGACGGCGCGCTGGGATTCGCCAATGCCCGCGAGGTCGATCTGCTTCTGCAGAAGCTCGACCTGGTTTCGCTGGTTCTCCAGCGTCTGCAGGGCCGCGGCGCGGGCCTGCTCGCCATGGAGCCGCGCATAGGCGCCGCGCAGCGCATCGATAACACGGCCGAGTGTGGCTTTCGCATCGCCCTCGGCGAGCGATTGCGCGATGATCAGCGGCCGAAGCGCCTGCTCGACCTGCATCCGCCGCTGCGCTTGCTCGGTGGAGAGCCGGCCGGCAAAGACCGCGTCATTGAGCCGCCGCTGAGCGGCGGCTTCCGCGGTCAGATCGTTGACGGATTTAGCCGACTGGGCCACCTGTTCGGCAATCTGCTCGCGCAGCAGATCGCGCGCCCGGCTTTCGACATCGACGCCGTTCTGCACCGCCTCGGTGAGCGCCTTGCGGCGGACCTCGGCCTGCTGGGCGGCTGCGGCGCCCTTGAGCCAGGCTTCGGCAAGGCCAAGGGTCGCCTTGGTGTTGACGTCAAGGACGCGGGCCTGGTCGATCAGCGCCTGCGTCGCCTCGGCACGCGCTTTGGCGCCGGCACGGGTAATGTCAGCTTCCGCAATAGCGACCGGGATCGCCTGCCCGGCGAGTTCGAGGCGCCGTCGCTCTTCCGCGATGGCCGCCTTCTGGGCCGGGGTCTTGGCGGCCAGCGCCTGGATTTCCAGTTCGTCGAGGCGGCGCGCCTTCTCGGCCGGATCGAGCCAGGTTTGGATCGCGCGGGTGACCGCATCATAGGCGGTCTCGACCTGCCTGAGATCGGCGACCTTTTGCTTCGCGAGCGGATCGTCGAGCGCGGTGCGAATCTGCGCTTCGCGCGCCTTCAGCGTCTGCAACTCTTCGAAGCCCGGCGTCAGCTCGCGAGCGACGGTGCCGGCGCGCACCGAGAGCTCGTTCGCCTTGGCTTCCTTCGCGCGCAGCTCAATCGTATTGAGCTTCGCCTCGATCTTGGCGATTTCGGCGTCGACCTGCGCCAGCATCCGCGTGTTGAAATTGCGGGCTTGCGCAGCAAAGCGGGTCGGTGGGTTCTCGATCAGCGCCTGCAGGCGGGCGCGTTCCTGCTGCAGTTCCTTGAGGCGCTCCTCGATCGGGGCGCCGTCCAACACGCGCGAAATCCCCCGGCCGAGCGCGTCATAGGCATTCGACGCCATCCGCCCGACGAAGTCCCAGGCGCGGCCAAGGGCCGTGGTCGCGTCGGCCGCGTTGACGAGGCTGCCCTTGAGGGCGTCGAGCAAGACCCGCTGCGCGGAAGTGCGGTCGTTGTGGTCGGCCAGCGTTCGGACGTATTGCCGGGTCCTGTCGTCGAGGAAGTTGAGCTTGGCATTGAGCGCATCGGCGCCCTTGATCGGATCGGCAAACGCTCCCGCCAGCTCTTTCGCCGCGGTTGCAACGTCGGTGCCGGTGGTCGCCGCGTAGTTCTTCGCGACCTTGATCAGGCCATCGAAATTCGAGACTGCGATCCTGCCGGTCTGCAGGAACGCCACCTCCATCTCGCGGGCCGCGGCAATCGACACGCCGGCCGTCGACGCCGACCGTTCGGCGATGCGCTCGATCTGGCCGACGGTGGCGCCGGCAGCTCGGCCGGTGCCGCCGAGCGCGACCTCAAGCTCCTTCTGCGATTCGATGTAGCGGTAATAGGAGTAGCCGACCGCAGCGCCGATCGCCGCGATACCGGCGACCACCGCCATGGTGGGCGAGATCAAGCCGGTAAGGCCCTGCCAAAGTCCTCGTAGCAGCCCGCCGAGGCCGCCTTCGCCCAAGGCCGCCGAGGCCTTGATGCCTTCCGTCGTCAGGACCCGCATCGAGCTCTGGCCGGCAATCAGCGCATCGATGCTGTGGCGCGCCGCCGAACCGAGAATTAGGACCTGGTTTGTGGTCAGCGCTGCGCTGCCACCGTATTTCTCGATGACGGAGGCGGCTTCCTTGTAGCGGCTGTTGGCGAGTGCAACGGCGGCGGCATGCTCGGCCTGCGTGATCGCGCCGGCCTTGAACAACGAGCCCGCTTCCGCGACATCGGTGTTGAGCTTCTTTTGCGCGGCGCCGAGCGGATCGATCTGCGCCCGCAGCGCCGAAGTTCTGGCCTCCAGATCTTCGGCGGCCCGGGCGGTTTCCTCAAAGACCGCAGCCGACTCGCGCGCCGACTTCGGTTGCGCAGTATTGACGCCGAGGACCTGGTTGAAACTGCGCTGCGATTGGTCGGCGGCGCCAGCCTGTCGTGCGGCTTCCGCCAGGCGCTGAAGGCGCTGAGCCTGACGATCGGTGGCAGCCCCTGTTGCGTCCATGTCGGCCGCAACGCCGCGGAACGCGTCCTGCCCGGCCTTGCCGACCTCGTCGAAGGCACGCTTGACGTCAGCCTTGCCCTCGACACCGAGGCGGATCGAGACTTGCGTCGTGGACATCGCTCGCTATCGCTCGCGCGTGGTGGTGCTCATTCACGATCACGTGCGTAGGCCCGCACGATGATTGGCTCGACCTCAGGAAGGAGCTCGACGAGGAGTGGAGTGAGCGCGCCCATGGCGTCGGCGAGCATTAAAACGGCCGCGAAATCGACTGCGTAAACGCCGCCCATCACGGCACGAACCTGTCCGGCCGCGCGCTTGAGCACCGCCCAGGCCGCAATGCCGTCCGCCGTCTGTGGCTCGTGTTCGAGATACGGACAGCCGGCGCACGATTCCGGGCACGCCGCGCAATAACCTTCGCCCCCGCCGAAGTGCCATTCGGCGAGAGCGATCAGACGTTTTTTTCGGCGTCCTGGATCAGCACGGGTCCGACGTAGAGCCGGTCAATGGCGTCGAACACCGGCCACAGTTCGAGGGCGGCGTCGATCGTCTCCTTGCTTGGCTCGACCGGATTGCCGTCGGCGTCGCCAATGCCTGACCAGGCGGCAATGCCCGAATGCGCGAGCGAGCTCGTGAACGCAACGCCTGCCTTGACCATGGCGTCCTCGCCGCCGACGCGCAGGACGTCGGCCGCGGCGGTGCGCGCGAGCAGGATCGCGGCGACGCTGATCGGCCGGAACCGCACGCGCACGCCGGGAACGAGATCGAGCCAGAACAGCTCGCGGTCCGTGTTGAGCTTGAGCATGGGAGCATTCGAGCGAGGCGCGGCATCGGCCGACGCCTTTGATTTGACCTTGGTCATGTTTGGAATCCCGTTTGTCAGTAGGCGGCGACGTCGTTCACCAGCACCGCGGTGCAGGTCTTGAGCAGCACCGGGTCCTTGGCGGCCTGCCAGGCGAAGGCCGCCTGGATGCCGCCCGGCCCCTGGATCGGTGTCTTGGGCTTGGGCAGGAAGGCGCTGTGCACGGTGAAGAGCAGCGACTTGTCGGCATCGATCGCCCAGCCGAATGAGAGTTCGCAGGGGTCG